CCCCCCCAAGTTTATCTGGCGTCTACATCTGTCCGCATCGTTCCGCTAACTCATTACATGTGGCTCTCAACACACGACGGCGCTATTAAAAAAGCCGCTGTAACAAATGCCCCTTATGAAAAGAAGTTAGAGGAGATGCGAAAAACGCCTATTATGATTGCCACCTCAGACGGCGTTTTCAAAGAAGAGAATTATTACAAGATGAAAGATGCATTGGATTATCTCTATAAAAACAAGGCCGGATTTGTCAAAAGACAGTTTGTCCTAAACGATTTACTTCAGTATCTCAAAGGTAAAGAAATGTTACCCGCCATTTGTTTTGTCTTCTCCCGCAAACAGGTTGAGCAAGCGGCGAGAGAGATTAATTTCAGTTTATTCGATGTTGATAGTGATAATTGGACCCCTGGTGCTGTCGAAAAAGAGTGTCGGCATATTCTCCAATCTAAATTCAAAAATTATCAAGAATACTTGGATTTACCGGAATATCAATCTATTATCCAACTCTTGGAAAAAGGTATTGCCATTCATCATGCGGGTATTTTACCAGTTTTGAGAGAGATGGTAGAACTGCTTTTTGAAAAAGGCTTTATTCGTCTGTTGATAGCGACTGAAACCTTCGCAGTTGGTTTGAACATGCCGACGAAAACAGTTATCTTTCTCGGTCTGAGTAAATTTAATGGTAGCGGTATGCGACAGCTCTATCCGCACGAATATACGCAAATGGCGGGGCGAGCCGGACGGCGAGGAAAAGACGTGATTGGCCACGTGATCCATTGTATGAATTTGTTCGAACTGCCGAGCGCAAGCGAATATAAACACATGTTGACGGGTCCGCCGCAAACCTTAGTATCCAAATTCAAATTCTCGTTTAGTATGGCTTTAACGATGTTAGAAGCGAAACAAGATATGTACACATTTATGACACAAAGCTTGTTATCGGCGGATTTACGCAGAGAGATTAAAGGTTATGATATTGAAGCGGAAAAAGTCCAAGAAGTGTTTATAAAAAAACAAGAATTACTCCAGCTAGGTCGCACACCACCCGAAATACTATGTATATATAAAACGGTTTTTGATAAATTACCGCATATGGTGAACAGTGCTCGGAAAAGGGCGAGACAAGATTTGAATGGCATGGAAGCTACTTATAAATTCTTGTTGGCCGATTTAACTAAATACGAAGCTTTAGAAACCGTGAAAGGACAGATGGCACAACTTCAAAAGGAAAAGAATAATACCGAATGCTATGTTGAGAATAATCTGAACACATTGTTGACTATCTTACAGCATAATTGTTTCATTTATAATTCGACGGATAAAGAGACTGCGGAGTCTCAGTCTGAAATGCTACTCACGCAAAAAGGTGAGGTCGCTGCGAAACTACAAGAGGTGCATCCGCTGGCTATGGCCGATCTCTATTTTAAAACAGAACAGTTTGCTGGATTATCTTCCGCTGAATTAGCCGGTCTCTTTAGTTGTTTCTATCCTTTATCAGTGAGTGACGATTTGAAGGTGCATAATCCGCCAAATAAGACGCTCTATAAAATTCTCTTAACTGATTTACAGCGGTATCAAGCGAGTGAAGAGGCCGGTTATTTGAATACTGGATCACAATATGAAGTGTCATATGATTTGCTACCATTAGTCGAAAATTGGTGCTCTGCTGAAACTGAGACAGAATGTAAAGTTATTATCCAAGAACTTAAAGAAAAAACCGGCACTTTCTTAGGAGAATTCATTAAAGCCTTGCTGAAAGTGAATGCAATCGCAGCCGAATTTGAACAAGTGTGTGAACTGACACAAAATATAGCTTTGTTAGAAAAAATAAGAGAGATACCAAAGTTGACTTTGAAATATATTGCGACGAATCAGTCGCTATACTTGTGATACTTATACCTATAAAGCTTTCATTTTAAACTGGAACCACCATTTTATCGGCGTATTTTCTTCAAATATCATATGCTTTCCCTTACCACTTTTTTCATCCTTGATCAAACATTCATAGGAGTAATGCTCAAACTTAAATCCGCCTCCGTTGCCTGTTGTTGAATAACGGTGCATATCTATCGGCTCTAACTCTGCAATCATTTTTCCGCTATAATTAATAACGCCCGTTTTATACCAGTCCATTTGTTCACACTGTTTATGTAATACTACACCCGGCTCAGTTTTACACATGCTATTACAATACCATTCCGGCACTTCTTCGGTATTTTGATCCTTTATTAGAACACCATCATCGTGCACGGTGCAATACCAAAACGTATATTTATCTTTGAAATTACAGCAATGAAATAAACCATGTAAGGCGTCTTCTAGATTCCAGCCATATGTTTCGGGCTCTTTGCCTTGATTGTTAGCTAAAACCCATGCTCGATGAAATTCGCACATATGTACCTTGATTTTATGATTGTCCTCTTCGTCGCCACATAATATAACATTTTTGCTTACTCGTTGTTTATAATGAAAGAGATAATTGTATTCTTTTACCTTTCCTTTACAGTAGCCATATTCATTTGCGCTGCAACAGTCGGTTTTACAAACTACACTCATTTTGATATAATAACTCTATTATTGTATCAAAATCGGGTCAATTTTTTATATAATAATAATATAAAATGACAATAAATCATACCATTGAAAAAGTCATATTATTTAATGATATTATTGGTTCTACTAAACAATGGAACAAATATGGTAACCGTATGTTCAAGGAAATTGAACGTGTCACAACTATAGTGAATAATTTGTTGAAAAAAACAAATGGAGTATTAATTAAAATGGTAGGTGATTCATATATGATTGCGTTTGATGATATATTAGACAGTATAGTTTTTGCGGTAAAATTTGATGATAAATTAAATAATACAAAAACATTATTAGATAAACGGTTGCTATTTAGAACAGGAATTTATTACGGAAAAGTAATTGAAAAACATATGAAAATACAAAAATGTATAATGAAAGATTTTTTTGGATCAGTAGTTAACATTGCTTCTCGTATAGAATCTAAAGTATCTGACGAAAATTCAATTGCCATTGGTATTAAAACACGAAAAATATTAACAGATGTATTAAATTTTTTAATAGATAAGAAATATAAATATGAAATAATTGATTTTGAAAAGGCGTGTAAAAAACACACACTAAAAAATAATATAACAAGTAAAAAATTTTTGGCTAGTAGACATATACACGAAAGGTGTAAGAGTTTAAAGAATTTAAAAGGAGTAGCTAAAGATATAACTGTTTTAAAAATTATGAAAAAATAATAGAATAGCACATATGAAAATAAAATTGAAATGTGTTATCGTTTGGAATAATTTGAAAACGATAAGAATGAGTAAAATTAACGTAAAAGATAGTTGGGACGATTCGAGCGATGAAGAAATGGAAGTTGTGCAAGCCGTACAGGCTCCGACAGTACAAGTTCCGACAGTACAAGTTCCATACATGCAAGATAATTGTAAAAATTGTTATGTTTGTAATCATGATATAGAAAATGATACTTCATATTATCCGCAATGCGAGAATAAAGCTCTCTTGGATAGGATGAAGGAAATGGACGAATGTAGTAGCGATGAAGAAAACGAAGCAGAAGTGATTTGCGGAGAGAATTATATCCCAGAAGAAGAATATGATTCTGAAGACGAAGGGGGCGAGGAGGATTATCCCCTTTACGATGACGAATGCGAACTAATGGATAAAAAGATGGGTATGCATATTAAATTTTAATTGACAGATAATTTGTATACAGGACTCCCCAAATAGGACTTGAACCTATAGCCTTCCGATTAACAGTCGAACGCGCTAGCCAATTGCGCCATTGAGGATTATATATAACTTCTCTGTAATAGTAATAATATAAAAATCTTTAAATACTTTTCTTCTCTTATTGCATATGTATCTATTGCATATGTATCTATTGCATATGTATCTATTGCATATGTAATCTTACCTTTCTACTCATTTTACTCTCATCCAAGAATAAATGCACCGTAAAATCCATCAAAGAATAATTCTTAATATCTCTCTCCGAGTAAACTGATGTCAAGAGTTTGATATAAGGAATATAAACTTTATATTTATACGTGTTTGTCTCTACTACAGTTTGAGCAAACACTATACCATTATACACTTGGTTATGGGTTCTCTCATAAAGCCGTAATAATTCTACTTCATTCTGTAAACGTCTAATTGCTTTTGTTTTACTATTTATTAGAGGAATTTTACAAAGCCACTTTTCCAAGAATTGATTCGCTTCTACCGAATTAATATAAGTGCCGCGTTGTATTTCTAGCATATTCAAGCAATCTACCAGACGTCTTATCGGTGATGTAATATGTACGTAACTATTTAAACCGCCGGCAATGAGTTCATGCGGTTTGATATCATCTATTGTACAATATTCGCCGGCCACATTTTGTACAATATGTTTGATTTCACTAGGTACTTCTTGGTCTACGGAGCCAATCTCTCTTCTACTAGCGGATCGAAATATCCCACAGCCTTTCTTCAATAATATTCTAGAGCATTCATAATTCATTAATATCATACAGAATTCTACTACATCATGGCTATCTTGTACTCTTTCAACATAACTCAGATGATGATAGAAGCTTTCTTGGTTAAAATATTTAACTAATTTCAATATGTCTTGGTAATCTTGCCTGATCAAGAGTTCTCTGGCTTCATAGGCATAATTCTTTTCTACTCGGATCAAGGAGGTATGATAAGAATATTTGGTAATATGTTTTGAGTGAGCAGAGTGATTTGTTTCAATATGAATATCTATTGAGAATACACAACGATCTTCATTCTGTAATAAACTAAACATGTTTTCAGATAAAGACATTGGCAACATCGGTATTTTTTTATCACCGAGATAAATAGTTGAAATGCGGTCACTTAATGACGACCATAGATTCATGTATTCTAACATAAGCGGAACATTGGCGATATAAATACTAAGTATCATTTCATTATCAGACGTTCTACGCAAGCCGATAGCGTCATCAATATCGGTACAACCTTCGGGATCAATGGATATAACTGAGCAAGATCGCCGGTCTTCGATTGTATAATGATTTCGATAAATTAATGGCATAGCTGAAATCGGTTTCGCTCTTAAGGCTTTTATCGTTGCCGTGTTTAGTTCTTTGATACTGCTATTTAATTCATGGACTGTAAGTTGATAATTTGTATAGGCTTCAATATCATCGACATTTCCAATAGTATTGGTTATTATACCTATCGGATGCTGTTGCTTATCAGTCCATTCTTTTATCTTAAAAGTAATATATTTATTTACTTTTAATTTCGAAAAAGTATTGTTCTTTTCTTCATAAGGTATTAAGAAATAAGGTAAATTCAGGGCATCCGGTACACATTTATATAAGAGTTTATCATTGTAACGGCCATATGTTTTTCCATCGATGACTAAAACACCGCATATATCTTCCTTTTTAAGATATGGCGAAAGCGTTTGTA